TAGCTCTCCAAGAATCTAGTAATCCTCTTAGTTCTTTTACATCGTCATAAGCTTCTTCATCTGAAAGACCTATCTCTTTCAATGCTTCTTTTGCTCCCTCATGCGCTGCTTGATGTATAATCCTTTCTAGTTCTGTTTCGGTCATAATGTCCACCTCACTACCATTTAACCTTATTTACTTTTTTAGCAGGCATTTTATTATCCTAAATTATCTAATTGGTCGTGAGTAGTACAAGCATTAATAGCGGTAATGTTTTGATCTTTAGCATCTTTAGCATCACTTACTAATGCGGCATCACCAGAACCATCCTCAGTTTCAAGGCGCGTTTGATCATTAGCGACTTCCTGATATGCACCTTTAGCCTTACTAATAAGATTTGATTTACGCTGATCTACAGTTAAATTATTTACACCGTAAACAATCTGTACCGGATCAGTAGTAAGATCAAACGTATGTCCAGTATAAATTTGCTTGCCATCAGTAATTTCAGGACGCACTTCAATAGCTGCATACCAATTAGCCTCACCTGCGGGAGGTTGTGTATCCCAAACTTCTCTTACTTCTTCATTTACTACTTTTACAAATAATGACATAATATTTTCCTCTATCCTTCTCTCAAATATAATGAATGAATACCTTGTGAATCTCCAGGCCCACTACTAAGCCAGTTAGTTGCTGTACCTACTTGTACTGGAGAGCTTCTATTAGTACCTGCACCAATACCTAATATTCCTTCATCGTTATAACCCCAACCCCACAAAGTGCCGTCTGATTTAATCGCACCTGAATTTCTGTGTCGCGTGAATACTTTTCTCCAAGTTGTTAAAGAACCTATTTGTACTGGAGAACTTCTATTAGTGGTAGAACCATCACCTACTACTCCGTAACCGTTATTTCCCCAAGCCCACATAGTGCCATCAGTTTTAACGGCAAGACTATTTCTATCTCCTGCCGCTACAAATTTCCAATTAGTAAGTGAACCTATTTGTACTAAAGAACTTCTATCAGTAGTAGAACCATCTCCTAATTGTCCATCATCGTTGTGACCTACTGCCCATAAAGTACCGTCTTCTTTTACTGCTATTGTATGAGAATAACCACAAGCAACAGTTACCCAAGTTGTTACTGATCCAATTTGAACTGGAGAACTTCTAGCAGTAGTAGAGCCGTCACCCAGTTGTCCATTGTCTTGTTTTCCCCAAGCCCATAAAGTTCCATCAGTTTTAATTGAGTGCATAAACTTGTAACCGCCACCAACAGCTAATTCTCGCCAATTAGTTAATGATCCAACCTGAACGGGTGAAGAATAAATAGTAGTATTATTCATACCTAATTGACCTTGACTACCTCTACCCATACTCCACAATGTACCATCATTCATAATCATATGTGATGTGCCATTTCCACAAGATATTTGAGCATTACCATCGCCTGATGGTCCTACATCAGAACCCCAAGTAGTTAATGCACCCACTTGATTTGGGGAAACAAGCTGAGTAGTGTTATCTTGTCCTAATTGACCAGTAGAATTATAACCCCATGACCATAATGTACCGTCTGTTTTTGTTGCTATAGAATGTGCCCCACCCAAAGCAACTTGCGCCCAATCAGTTAATGAACCTATTTGCATAGGAGAAGTATGAGCTTGTGTTTCACCATCTCCACCAGTAGCACCTAATCCTAATTGTCCATTAGCATTGCGGCCAAAACCCCATAACTGTCTTTTTTTATTCGGCTTAGGCCAATTACCTGCTTTTTCATGAACCATTACTTCATCTAATGACCACACACCAGAAGCACTGCCTCCCTCTCCATCAGTAGGTGCAGTAATAGTAGGAGCAGTTTTATTTACAATTCCTCCCGGCCACTCCTTGCTCATGCAATTCTCCGTAATATTTGTTTATTTTTTGTAAGTTTTTCTTTAATTAAATTAAAAGGATCTTCCCAATTACCAAATTCTTTTTGTCGTATTAGTTTCATTGAATCATAATAAGGACAAGTATCTCCTTCTTGTGCATATAAGAAGTAAGGCATAACAGGTATTACTGTCCAAGTTTCTACACCCATTGCGGCTGCTAAATGGCTTACTGAAGTACAAGATGAAATAACCAAATCACATGAGGCAGTAGCTTGTCGTGTATCTTCCCAAGTATCTAAAGGAACTTGTTTAACCCACGATGGACAATCTTCTACACCCTCATCTCTTTGTAAAGAAATAAACTCTGCATCTGCATTTTTTACAGCATCAAATAAAAGATCATAAGGAAATTTCTTTTGATGTTCTTTTTCAAATACAGTTTGTCCTTGCCATCGTAAACCAATTCGGGTTTTAAAACCTCTAATACTTTTAGGTTTAGTAATATAAGGTATACCAGAAAGGTCTTTTAATTCTAATCCTAGTGGAACAACGGCTGACATTCCGTGTACTAAAAAGTCATGGTAAACCCCGTGACACATCTCATGTTGAACAACAGAACTCACGCCCTCAACATCTACAAATAAAGATGCAAGCTGTCCAGAACAAGATACGATTACTTTACAACCTTTTTCGGCAATAGACTTAGCATATCGTACTTGATGTATTTGATCGCCTAGTCCACCTTCTAAATATAATAAAACTGTACCTTTTGATTTTCCGTCCCAACAAGGTGATTGTGAAGTAACAGTATTACCAAATACTCCTATTAAACGTCCTCTATCCATTAACTGATAACCCTTTTGAATTTCTCCTTGACGTAATAAATACCATCCACGATTAAAAGCAGCTCTATGATTATTAGGCTCATTTTTTTCTATTTGTTGACTTAACCGCCAACCCTCTGCAAAGTGGCCTCTTTTTGAAGCAGCTAACTGAAGGTCTAGGTCATGTATTTCAGGGGTTGTACGAGGGTTTTTAAGCCAAAACTCAGGCTGACAAAACGAATTGTAATAATGCTTTAGTACATCTTTGGGGTCTTCGTTGTGCTGCTTTCCAAGCACAGGCTGAATATTGTGCATACCTTCATAGTGATGTAGCTCTTCATCATCTTCCTGAACGCTAGTCCCATCAATCGCTGTAAAGTCATAATTAAAATCAGGCAACTCCAAAAATTTATGGATGCGTTTAAGTTGAGCTTTTGGATTAGCTATAAGGTCTTCATATTCAACTATGCAAAAACATTCAGGTGCAAACTCATAACCAGTTTGTAAAGTTAAATATGCTGCTTTTAAATGAGTACTTAGTATTCCAGATTCCATAAATTTATCAAGATTATCTGGTTTAGCTACTCTAACAAATGATGCCATACAATCAGGTATTGATCTAACAGTAGCTACAATTTTAGGTAGTCTACCTAATACTTGGCTCATAGACTGCATAATAACAGGAATGGGCCAACCTCTGCCTTTATCTATAATAACAGGGTTTTTATAATCTTCATAAAACGTATTAATTATAGCATTCATTGTTTTAGCTAACTTGGTCTTATCTTTATCTGTATTATTTAATAGCTGTTGTGAGTGCCAAGTATTAGCTAACCCGTCTAAAGCAAATACTAACCCTGACGTTGTAGAAACATGAGTCTGTTTGTTTTGGTTAAGTATAGCCGCCAGTACCGTAGAACCGGAGCGAGGCACACCTGACATAAAATGTATTTGTTTTTTCATATTATTAACTCTGAGTACAACTAATTAAACTGTTTTAGTAACAAGTGCGTGTTCTGATTCTGGTTGCCCTGCCAACTTACTCCAAGTAGTAAGCGCCCCAACTTGCACAGGAGAACTATAGCTAGTCGTATTTCCTTGACCTAATTGACCACGATTATTATAACCCCAAGCCCAAAGAGTACCGCCTGTTGTAAGCCCCATACTACTGTGTTTTGCACCTCTAAATCTGCTCCATGTGGTTAAAGAACCTATTTGTACTGGAGAACTTCTATTAGTAGTACTTCCGTCACCTACTTGGCCGTAATTGTTCCTGCCCCAAGTCCAAAGCGTCCCGTCTGTCTTAACAACTCCACAATGATACTGTCCTGCACTTACTAATTGACCCCATGTAGTTAGCGAACCAATTTGAACAGGAGAAGATCGGTCAGTAGTGCTTCCATCACCTAATTGTCCATAGTTATTTCTACCCCAAGCCCAAAGCGTTCCGTCAGTTTTAATAGCAAAACTACTTTGTGTACCATCTCCTAACTGTGACCAAGTAGTAAGCGCACCTATTTGTACGGGAGATGAAGTGTGGGTAGTATTTCCTTGACCTAACTGACCTTGAGTATTTTTACCCCAAGCCCAAAGCGTTCCGTCAGTTTTAATGGCTGTAACAAAATATAACCCACAAGACACTTTTAACCAAGTAGTTAAAGCGCCTACTTGTACGGGGGAAGAATAGTAAGTGGTGTTATTTAAACCTAATTGGCCTAGTCCGTTAGCCCCCCAAGCCCAAAGCGTTCCGTTAGTTTTAATAGCAAGAGTAGAATTACGCATCTGAGTAACTGTTGCCCAATCAGTGCCTACTTGGACAGGAGAACTTTTATTAGCAGTAGTGCCATCTCCTAAACCTCCACTAGCACCTGCTCCCCAAGTCCAAAGCGTCCCGTCAGTTTTAATAGCCGCTGAAATATATTGACCTCCGGCACTGGCTTTCCAATTAGTAAGTTCGCCTACCTGAACAGGTGAAGAATAGTCAGTGGTATCACCTTGACCTAACTGACCATTTTGATTTCTACCCCAAGCCCATTGCTCTCTGGGTGGTACAAGTTTAGGCCAAGTGCTTCCTCCTTCTTCTTGAGTAACGTCTGTCATATACCAAACGCCAGATGTTGAACCGCCTTCACCATCAGTAGGACTATTTATTGTAGGAGGTGTGGCTGAAACTACACCGCCTTTAAATCTTGAACCCATAAGTTATTCCTTACGAAATTTCTTCATAACTAATAGTGGCTACTAAATCACTAGCTGCGCTTGCAATGCCGCCTAATGATTTATCTTCTTCTAAATAAATAGCAGTTGCTTTATCAAGTACAATAAGAGCAGAATCAGCAGGTACAGATATTGTAGAAGCAATAGCTACTCCTGTTCCACCTATATCATCCTGTGGATATAAATTAACTGTAATATCCGCAGCAGCACTACCATCTATATTGGTAATCATAAGCATATTAACTTTTAATACTTTACTGCTACTTGCGGCATTTGATAAGATTTCTGTAGCAGACGTACCAACAGCTACTTGCGCTGTTTTTGCGGTAATCGTTGCTACATTTACTACATTAGGGGCTGACATTTATAAGTTCTCCTTTTAACCAAAGACCATAGCCATAGCAATAGCTTTGCCTGTTGATGCTTTAGTGTCTAACTGCGTTTGTATCGCAGAAGTAACACCGTCTGAATAATTAAGTTCTGCTGCGGTTGCTGTAACATTAGTACCTCCAATATCAAGAGTAGTCATTGAGACTTCTCCGGCTACTGTTAGTACTCCACTAGCTACTGTCATTAAATCCGTATCACCAGTATGTCCAATAGTAGAACCATTTATAATAACATTATCAACTGTTAGAGTTGTTAAAGTTCCTAAACTAGTAATATTAGATTGTGCTGCTCCTGTTACTGTAGCTGCTGTACCAGACGCATTGCCTGTTACATCTCCTGTTAATGGCCCTGCAAAAGCATCTGCTGTAACTGTACCATCAAAGAAAGCGTCTTTAAATTCATTATCAGATTTACCAAGATCAATAATATTATCAGAACCTGGATAAAGCGCACCATCTTCTAAAATTAATTGTTTCTCATTTCCTGCATAAAAGTTAATTTTATCAGCATCTTCAAAATCTATTTTAGTTTGATCATCTTCACCAATTTTTATATCTGTTGCAAGTAAAGAAGTAATTCCTGTCTGTGCTGCATCTACTGTAAATGTTAAATCATAGGGATCGCCATCTGTGCCGTTATCTGTATCAGTCCAGTTTGTTGTAATACCTGATCCAATAAACTTTACTTCTTTAGCGTTAGAAACAGTTACTTCAGTACCATCATCATCTTCAAGAATAAAGTTACTCATTGTACCTGAACCAGATGTTTGACTGTCTACATAAGCTTTTACAGATTGCTGTGTAGGCACAAGAGTCGCACTATCTGAAGACATATTATCTTCATCAACCCAAGCAGTAACTCCTATTGTTCCATCAGAAAGTGTTCCAAAAGTTATTGTACCAGATGCCGTAACACCAGTACTTGATAGTAATCCAGTAGAAGGATTATAAATTAAATCACCATCAGACTCTAAACCTAAGTTGCCACCATCAAGATCACCACCTGCTGTAAAAATAATAGCATTGTTTTCATTTGTGCTTTCATTGTCTGTTATAGTTACTGTCGTTGCTATAGCAGCGGTTCCAGTTGTGTCTTGGTTCAGTGTTCCAACTGTAAAGTCTAATGTATTATCACCATCTTGATATGCTACAGTTATACCCGATTCTGTATTTGAACCAACCATAGCACCGACAGTATCAGCAATATATTCGTTTAGAGCTGTACCATCAACTGTAATTGCATCTGCTTCAAGTGTACCATCTATATCGGCATTACCTGAAATATCAAGTGATCCTGCATCTAGTTCTCCTGAAATTGTCAGAAGACCACTAGAAGGATTATATGTTAAGCCTGTGTCGCTTTCTGCTCCTTGACTTCCAGTAGCACCATCTACAAAGATTGGATAAACTGTCTCGTCTGTGGAGTTATTAGCTGATACTGTAAAATTATCTGCTGTACCTGTAGTATCTTGGTTGAGAGTACCTATTACAAAATCTAGAGTATTATCTCCGTCTTCATAGGTAACTGTAATATTTGTCTCTGTATTAGAGCCAACCATAGCTCCTACTGTATCTGCTATATATTCATTTAAGGCTGTTCCATCTACCGTATAAGCATCTGCTTCTAAAGTTCCATCAATATCTGCATTACCTGAAATATCTAAAGTAGTTGCGTCTAGTTCACCCGCTATTGTTACAACACCATCAGCAAGTGTAATTAAATCAGTATCATCTGTATGTCCTATTGTTGTACCATTTATATTTACATTATCTATAACTGCTTGAGTAATTGCACTATTTGTTCCTAGCGTTGCTCCATCTACTGAGCCACCATTAATATCTGCTGTATCTGCAACCAGAGCATCTGTTGTTACTGTGCCATCAAAGTAAGCATCTTTAAATTCTAAAGAGCTTGTGCCTAAATCAATATCATTATCTGTAACAGGTACGATAGCTCCGTCTTGAATACGAATTTGTTCTACAGCAGAGCTAGAAACTTCTACAAAGAAACCCCAACGGTTGTTTGTACTGTCAGCTACAATTTTATTTAAAAAATCTTGATCACCTATTGTATGTATATTACCGCCTTCTGCGGCTGTACCATCGTGTTGATGACCTGTAGTACTACTAGAAGCATATGAAAAAGCAGTTAGAAGTCTATTAAATTCATCATTAAATAAAGCAGCAGTTATCGTATCTCCATCTGCCATTGAGCTTTGTCTTACATAACTTGTACCCATTGCTATCTCCTACCGGATGGTCTGTAATCTACATAAAAACCATTTATTGAATAAGGTGCTTTAGTATCTTGACTAAATATTTTAAAGGCTATATTGTGTCCACTTCCCTGTACTGCTTGTCTTGCCATAGGGTCTTGAGAAGCTCCAAATACTGATGTATTAAAAGTTCCTGAACCAAATACTGCGGGAGTTGGTATTGAATCTAGTTCATAATTTGGAGGCTGTGGTCTATTCGTATCATCAAAATCATATGTTATCTTTAATGTAGGTTCTATTGTACCTTCAGGTGTAAAAGATATTTTTGTATAATGTAATGTTTTAAGTGTACCTGCATCTCCAAAATCTAAGTTAGGTGTTTTATATCTGGCATCTATATTTGTTTGTGTTCCTGCCGGATTAAAATCATTTCCTGTGTTATGGTTATAAACATATCCATCTTTATCACCATGATATATTTTTTCTACACTATCGTTATTAAAACCTGATGTAAATCCATGTGCTTGAATGCCTATTGTTTCAGACCATTCAAACCCATTAGGAGTTATTGTACCTATCAAACCTTTTGATGTAGATGTAGAACCTGAACTTGCACTATAAAATAATCTGTATTGAGATTTACTTCTTAGTACTGCGCTACTAATAGTAAATGTATCTATAGAAGCTGCTATTTTTGATACTATAGATTGTATGTTTCTAGATACAGAGCTTAACTCTACGTCACCAATACGTGCTGTACCTGCAACTAAACGAAATCCATCAGGACTTAAAAATAAAAGATCGCCTCCTATTTCTTGAATACTATGTCCATCCAAACAACCTACGTTTTGTGTAATAGGTGTTACAGCTATAGAAGCAGAAATATTTATGTCTGATAATTTATAAATACTATTTTTACAGAATATAATTAAATCACCACGGAAACTTTTTATTCCTACTACCTGATCATCTAGTACAATACTTCCAGAGCCGCTTGAAGTAAAATCATTTATGTCACTTGTGCCGCTATAAAATATTGTATTAAGTGCGGTAGCTGCTCCGGCAACTACTAAGTGTTTATCGTGAATAGTACAAAATTTTGGATAGTGCGTACCGCTAACTGTAATTTCTTCATAAAAGAAAGTTCTATCTGTTAAAGCTCCTGTACCTGTCATTTTAAATAAAGCAGGTTTTACACCAGAACCTTTATCGGTAATTACTACTTCACCATAAGTACTAGACCCTTCAAACAAAGCAAAAGAAGCTTGTGCTTGGCTTGTTCTAGCCGCTGTGCTTCTTCCTGTAAATGTAGAGTAATTATCTCCTGAACCACTTACGCTTGAACGATTTATTTGTAACCAACTTGTTCCATCTAAACTAAAATAAATATTAGTCCCTGAACAAGCAATTACGCCATCGCCATAAACAAAAAGCCCTAATATAGCATTAGAGCTGTTA